GAAATTAACATTGCTTCTAACTCATCTATAGCCTTGACTAGGAAGAATATTTTTTCACGACCTTCAACGTCTCTCAGGGGTGAGTTCTTCCATTCAGTGTCAAGTTTATTCCTAATTGCTTTTAAGGAATCTTGTAATAGAGGATCTTCTAATAGTTCTTTAGCTCGTTGTCCTCTAGAAATTTGTTTAGTTAAATCCAATTATCGGCCTCTTGTGGCTAGTGTTGTTCCAAGTTTACTAGCAGCTTGTGCTGCTCTAGTTCTTGCAGGTGTAGAATAATTCCTACCTGGAGCACCAGATGATCCAGTTCCTTCTTTAACCATTTTACCTAAAGTTGATGCTTCTGTTTTAATTTTAGTATCTTCTTTAAATACATCTAATAATTTTTGTGCTTCTGCATCAGACATTTGAGCACCAACATTGTCGATTATATTATTTTGAATAACTTGTTGTGTATTTTTGTTTAAGATATCTAATAGTTTAGCAACTTCTGCTTCTGATAATTGACCAGATCCAACAATATTATCTAATTTAGAATCTGTTGATTTCTTTTTAAATGGAGATAATAGTGTTCCTAACAATCCACCACTTCCTAAATAATTCATTGCAGCATCTGTTAAACCACCAAACATGCTTCCTACTGCACCACCAATATCTCCAGCAAGTTGGCCTAATTTTGGAGATATAGCTACAAATCTTCCTGTTTCTGGATTATACTGAACTCCTCTATTGCGATATTTTTGATTAAGTAATCCCATTTCTTTTGCTATTTCAGGGCCGAATCTTTTTTCTAATTCCATCATTTCCATAGAATTTAAAGCACCAGAACCAGGGGATAATATTTGTTCATATCCTTCAATAATACCATTGGTTATTTTAGGACCTGTGTAAGGTTCTTTGTCATTTCCCCCTCTATCTTGTTGGAACATAGTATCTGGTTGACAGACACCATCAACTAATTGATAACCGGGAGGACAAGGATCGAATGTTTCTTTAGGTGTTTCAGTAGTAGGGGTTGTTACTAATTGAGGAATAGGGAATTGAGAACCAGCAGGTAATTCACCAGCAGCAATTTGCTGTGATCTAATATCGTATATTGGATTGTATTGTGGTGTAGTTGTTGCTAATTGACCAGATTTATAAGCATCAATAATTGCTTGGTATTTAGGATCACTTCCTATCATCTCATTCCTCTCTTGATTAAGGCTTCTTGTATGTCGCCTTCGTTTCTAATTTTTTGTTTTTCTATATCTGCTAGAATTTTTTGTTTTTCAATAGCCATGTTAACTTCTAATTTTTGTTGTTGCAGTTGAATATCTGCCATTGCTTTTTGTCTATTTAATTCTAACTCTTGTAATGCCACTCCAACTAATGGATTTTGTTGCTCTTGTTTTGGTGGTTGTGGAGGTGCATTTTCTGGATTAATAAAGAATTGTTCTGGTGATTTATAACCAGCAACTTCTACAATCTTAGAAATAGTATTGTAGATTTTATTTTGATCTACAAGTGTACCCATTCCACCAACTTGAATTAATTTTTCTTGAATTGCTAAAATCTGAGCAAGTGCAGCATATCGTTGTTCTGGATCTGCATTACCTAATCCTACAGTAATTGTTAAATCCATGTTAGAAACCCATGAACGAGGATCAACAGGAATATACTTCCCTCTTAATCTAACAATACGTTCTGCTTCTTGATACTTCACTACGTTGGCATAGATAAGTTTAAACATATCTTTTACCCCGGTCTCAGCAAAGACTCTAGCAATCATTTCAATTCTTTGTGTAGCTGCGTTCATCAAAGCTCTTGTAGAAGCAGCAGTGGTGTGTGACTTCTGAATTAAATCTGGATCTGCACCCATTTGTGTTCTAGAAACACCAGTGCGTTGTTCTTTAATCTGATCGACTTTCTCCATCATACTCAAACCTTGATTTAAGAAGTTAGGAGTAGGAAATGGTTGTACTGCGTTAGGTGATTTAACACGAACAATACCACCAGGTCTAGATGTTAATAGATCGTCTAAGTTTACTTGTCCATCCGTTACAATAGTACGAGCATTATTTTGTAAGTACATATTGTCGAGTGTTTGTCTTAGCACAGTAGTTTTAATTAACTGTAAATCTGCTGTTAAGTCAGTAAGGGATAGACCAAAGAATCTATGTGGCATTGGGATAGGAGTAATAGTTGCAAAAGGAATATGATCTATTTCTACGTTATCTAATATTTCATAACCTTGACCAGCTACTGTAATCTTTCTTAATTCAGCAACATCGTCTTGGTCGTAATCCACACGCATATAACATTCTGTAACTTGAACCTCTGCCATTGTAGGATCTGCGTTAACAGTGTCATAAGGTGCTTGGTCGTCATAGATTCTTCTTGTAGTTTTTTCTTCGTTATAAACTGATTCATCAAATGCTGGAAGTTTCATTACCACATCTTTATCAAAACCTTCTCTAATTAGTTGAGATCTAGTTTTAGTTACTCGGTGTGCAATAAAGTCTGCTGTTTGAATATCTTTTGCATCACGAGAAATAAGCATTTCTTCTGGAGGTACATTTTCAATTTGGACTTTCCCTACATTTTTTTTACGTCTCACTTCACAGTCATAATACATTTTTTGAGATGGCATAGAGTTCCCCATCTCATCCATGACTTCTTCTTTTTCTAAATGTTCTGTTTGGGAAATAAGTTCTACATCTTCGTTTGCTAATAAAGATTGATATTCTATCTCTGTTAAATTTTCATAAGTTTCTTTTTTCTCTTCAATCGCTTCATTCCAAAATACTTTAATAAAACCATTCTTCTGAATAAGAGCATCTTTGAACCAAGTATGCAATGTCATAAAACCAGAATTATCTTTCATCAAAATATGATTACAATAATCGGTAGCTTGTTCTGCTGTTTCGATATCTTCAGGGCCTACAGGTACAAATTCTACAATGGATTCACCCGCAGTAAAAATTCTCATCAAAGAAGGTAGTACACTTTCTACAACTTCTAAAGTATCTTGAGAAGTAACTTGTGATCTTCCTTCAACTTCATTACCATAAGGTTCACCTAAGTAATACTCTAAAAATTTTCTTCTTTGTTCTGTAAGTTTGCCACCATAATAACCGAGAGAGCTATCTACCTCTTGGCTAATCATGGCCTTTAATTTAAAATCATCCATTATACTATTCCTATTTGCTTATACTCGATTTTTTTGCTCCATTGTTTTGTTTCGTTTAATCCGACTGCCATATAACGAAAAGCATCCGCAGCATGAGATGTCCAATCGTGTTGTGGTCTGTTCTTCACTTCGCCCTTATCATTTGTTGCCCATCGATATTGTCTCAAGGCATCTAATCCATCTTTTGTTTTTTCGTAATCAAAGTAACATCTAGATAATATCATACGTGTTGCATTAATTCCGTCATCCACCGACATTTTCGGTACTAAGGATGTTACCATACCTAGTGACTGAGCAATCTCTAGTCGAGATTTACCTGTACCCAGTTCTCTAACAGAGGCATCATGAGGGAAATAATGTGTATCATACACATAGTTTCTATCTCGTAATATGGAAGAATAGTATTCTAAACTCTCCCCAGAATCTTCAAAATAGTCAATAACATGGATCGAATGGCCTTTTTGTTGAACGAACCATATCGCAGTTTTATCTGCCATACCCAAATCCCAAAAAGTGTCAACAGGTATAGTGCTGTCATAGGGAATCTTTGTTACTCTTCCTTCTTCATCACATTTACCCAATCCTTGAGAGTAAATAGCACCAATCGCATTGGACTCAAAACTACATTCATATTCTGCCTCATATATCTCTGGAGGCATCATCTTCTTAGCTTCTAGTAATTCTGATTCTTTAATAATCTTGGTCTCAGAGGCTTTATACATTCCAGCGAACCATCCGTCTGTATGTTTTGCATGGTCGTATAAATTATAAAAAGCATTATGCCCGGTAGGAGTTCCAATCGCAATCATCCAACCTTCCCGGTCTGATAAAGCTGGTCTAATGACTTCAGTCCAAATCTTAGGAGGCATTTGTGCTACCTCGTCTAAGATCACACCATCAATATACAATCCTTTAAGGGTATTCGGTCTTTCGCAGCCTAACAACTGTATTCTTCCACCATTAGGAAGATCAGCTCTTAATTCTGTTTCGTGATATTCCATGTTTGGCAGCACAGAAGTATAATACTTGAGATAATCCCAAGCTATTCTTTTAGCCATACTATATGTCGGTGCTATATAATAATACCGAGGTCTAGGAAGTGTATTCTGTAAACACTTCTTGATAATTTCGTTAACTGTGAGGACTGTCTTGCCAAATCGTCTATGGCAAACTAGAACATTAAATCTTTTAAGACCAGAGTGAATCTCCTGTTGGAGTTCTCTCGGTTTGTAAGGTATGACTATTTTCTTCATTAATATTTTTTAATATATGGGCAATCACATCGACTGTCCACCCATTGCCCAACATTTTATATCGTTGAGTATTAGAAACTCCTTGTGTGTAATTATCTGGTACAGTTTGTAATCGTTCACACTCAATCGGTGTTAACTTACGATACGAACCCATTTCATTTTTAATTCCAGTTGCATGAAATGTTCCAAATCTTTCAAAGTTTGCTCTAGAAGATTTATAGTATTGAGATTTAATTGTCTGTGACTTCTCAGGCAACTCTCCATACATAACCTTCGGTATCGATGCAGAACCAGCAGCAAGAGAGTTAGAAGGTTTGTCTAATTTGCGAATACGATCTTGTTGTGAGGCATATCCTTTGCCACTCACATCCATTTGCCAATAATTAGGTGTCTCTCTTACTCTTTCTGGGTTCTTAATCGGAACTAAAGTCATTCCGTTATTCCCAGCTCCTTTATACATTGTAGAGGTCATACAAAGAGATTTTTCGTCTACTTCCTTGTAGTGCCTTCTATTTCTTTCTGTGTCTTTGACAGGTTTATGTATTTCTAGATAACTTCCGTCTGTAGGTTCTTTATGATATCCAGCAACTAATGTGCCAATTTTGTCATGTGTATCTGGACTATAGAAAAATCCTTTTCCTCGTTTAGAATTGAGTATTCGATCTTTCTTTGCCTCAGATAGTTCACTCACAGAATTTTGTTCATATTCGAGAATATCTTTAAGAACTAATCCTTTATCTTGAGGTTGATCTACCCCCGGTATATTAGTCCAATATAATCGTAGTCTGTTTTGTGCCGATAGAAGAGAACTATTAATCATAATTGGTTCTACTCCTAAATGTTCGGTAATCACGTCTTGATAAATCTTTTTCATTCTTACATTCTCTAGTAAGAAATACTTAGGTTTACATTCTTTCAGTAAACGGACAAATTCAAAAAATAAGGCACTTCTGGGATCATCAAAATTCAGTTGTTTTCCAGCAAAGCTAAATCCTTGACAAGGAGAACCTCCCATCAATAAATCAATGGGTTCTAAATCTGCTGCTTTAACCTTGGTTACATCCCCTAAATGAATCGTATTCGGATAGTTCTTTTTCGTGACCTCAATGGCATATTTATCAATTTCGGCAGCATAATAGTTATGATATTTGATACCGAGTCTATTGAGAGCTATCTGCCCACATGACATTCCGTCAAATAGTGATAATACGTTCATATAGTTATTATCAGTACAATTTAGATTTTTTCAACTTTTATTTTCTAAATAATCTTGTATTCGCTCTATATCTCTGCCTTTCACCTGACCACGCCCTTTGGTGTCTGATGTCGGTTTATATTTAGCTAGTTCTTCAAAATAGTTCGTAATTGTTTTCTTTGTCGTCTTGCTTGTTTTCTTTGATTGTTTCTTTGCCATAATGTTTTCCACATACAAAATAGTATGCTCCTTTTTCGTTTATACCGAAACTACCATATTTATCGCAAATATGACACCTTCTGTACTTCATGTTTTCCAGATGATTCCAATTAAAGACCTGGTGACTATTATATCTCTTCAAAATACCCCTAAAAATCCGTTTTAAAGCTCATACAGAGCATATATACCAAAACCCATAGAGAATTACTACCCCCTATATTAAGATATAGATATTAATAGTTTCTTTAATAGTTTTACACGACATCTATGTCGGTATCTATCCGACAATATTGTCGTCTATAGGCAAAAACCATAGGGAATTGGTTTTGTGTTGAAGTGGGATATAAACATCGATGTCGGAAATCAATGGGGGTGGTTCGGTTTAAATAACCTCAAAAAGTACAGTAAAATCAACGTTTTTACTTGGAATTGTTGAAAAATAAGGGTTTTTATGATTGTTGCATAATATATATTATAAGAATTTTGTTCTTTTTATAGAATTTATTCGATATATAGAACCTATAGAGAGGTTCAAGTCTAAAAGGAGATAAAACGTAAACCCAACTATAAAATCAAACAATATCAACAATAATGAATCCAACTAATTTTGAATGGTTATAATAATTATATCTATATTTAGATTGTTTCTATCTATATCTATTTATATTTAGTATTCTTTTATATCTATTTTTGTAATATTTGGAATGGAAGAATAAACCCTTTA